ATTAAAGTCATGTCTAAGAAGTCGCATGAAGCCACTAAATCTATAGATTTGGCCGCTCTTGCGTTTGCCTCTAGTTACGCTGAATGTTTTGTTCCTCGTTTTAAGGCTATAACCGAAACTGATGTTGTTCTGGGTTGTGATGGCGTTCAGCCTCTTAATCCCAAGACAAGCACTGGTTTCGGTTTTAGTGGTGAACGTGCTGACTATATCGACTTTGAAAAAGGAAAATATAGACCTCACTTTGCTGCTAGAGTTGCTAGTCTTCGTAAGAAGATGAGTAGTTCTCAGTTCGACTTTAGTACATATCACACCGAAACATTGAAAGATGAATTGCGTGATATAGAAAAGGTTGACAAACCTCGTTGCTTTAAAGTCTCTCCATTGGATCTACTGGTTGTTGAAAAACAGCTTGTAGCTAATTTGATGAAGAATCTTCATTGTAACAAGTGGTCAAATGGTATTATGGTTGGTATTAACCCTTTTTCAGGTGATTGGGCGCAATTGTTGCGCTCTCTTACCTCCAAAGGTGATAATGTCTTTGATGGTGATTTTGGGAAGTGGGATGGCCATATGCTATCCCAATTCCAACAATCTCTTAACCAGATTATTTGTTTTAAGTTTTCTGGTGATAAGGTTGATTCTGTTATATTAGCTCAAGTGTTATCGACTATGATTTATACTCCTACGATAACGCTAAATGATGTATACATGACAAATCACTCCCTTCCTACAGGCCGTGGTTTAACTGCTGATTATAATTCTATGATCAACAAGATGTATGGTGCATATGTTTTTTATGTGCTTTACAAGGAAAAGTTTTCCATTGCTCCCACCCTTACTTATTACGTATCCAACGTTTTTGACGCTGTATACGGAGATGATAAGATAACCGGTGTAAGCAATCTTTGTAAAGATTGGTTTAATGGTCGTACGTTTGAAACAGTTTGTAATAAAATGGGCTTCGAATTTACCCCTGCTTCCAAAGGTGAGTGGACTTATTCCACTCGCTCTGTTTATGATTGCACCTTTTTAAAGAGGAGCTTTCGTATTCATCCGTCACTTGGAGTTGTAGCTCCCCTTGATAGAAAATCAATGTTAAGTACCTTGAATTTTGTTTCTGACGATTTTCGTAATAACGAATTGACTGAAACAAAGTTAGGTAAC